AATCACCACCTACTGAGGCATCATCTGTAACTGTTAAATCGTCTTGTACTTTTAGGTCTACTGTAGAAAGACTAGCAAAAGCATCTACAACTGCTGCTCCACTACCAGCACCATCTAGGTAAACTGCTTTAGTATCACCTGGAGGGATAGTTATATTAGCTCCTGTCCCTTGCGAAATTATGATGTTTTGAGATCCACTGGTGCCGTTTTCTATAAATTGCATCCTACTTATGGTGTTTGGTGCAATCGTAATAGTACAGGCCGAATCTAGTGTGCCTGTGTATTTGAGGTACATAGCTCTACCAGGGTCGGTTGACCCATCAGCAACTGTAGTAGTGTGAGTATCTGCGTTTGTTGTAATAGCTTCAGTTCCAAAGCTTAATGCTTCACCAATCAGTTCCAAATTTGTATTTGTTGAAGTTCCCCAAGTCCCTGACTCATCACCAGTAGCTATTTCTTTAAGTCTTAAATCATTTACATAAGTAGCCATTTATATCTCCGTTCAATTGATTATATTACCTTTCTTCTGCATAGTTAAGCAACATCTTCCCAACCGGGAGTTTGAGTTTGATCTATGGTTGTAAAACTAGATGTTTGTGTATCTGTAACATCGCTATAATTAGGTGTTTGTGATTCATCTATAAGGCTCCAAACAAAAGGTTCTCCTACTTCTCCAGTTGCTGAAACACCTGTTATAGATACTGTAGCTTTAGCTACAACCGTAAGAGATCCTACAGATCCTGTTGCAGAGACACCATCTACTGTAAATATTTCATTATGATGTACTGTTACAGAGCCAACAGATGCTGTAGCACTAACGCCAGATACAGGAACATTTGCCTCACCATCTACATCAACTGATACAGATCCTAAAGTACCTACAGCGGTTGGCAGAGTAGCTACTGCCTGACCATTAACTCCTACGCCTGATATAGCTCCAGTAGCTGACTGTCCAGTAGGCGTTACATTTGCTTCTGCGTCTATGGATGGTGTGCCTAAAGCACTTGTAGCAGCTTGTCCTGATAAAGTTACGTTAGCTTCAGCATCTATAGTTACTGTACCTAGTGCGCTAGTACCTGATTGTCCCGTAGGGCTTACGTTGGCTTCACAATCAAAAGTAGGTGTCCCTACTGCTCCAGTACCTACTTGTGAGCTTGGTGTTACATTTGCTTTTGCAACAACGGTTAAAGAACCAACCGCACTTGTTGCAGCAAGTCCTGTAAGAGTAACAGGATTAGGCTCACCCCAAGTATTTGAACCCCAGGTTCCGCGACCCCAACCTGTAATGTTAGCCATTTAAGGCCTCTTTAAGCGATTCTGATAATCGCTGTGGATGCTGCTGCTGCTGGAAATACAATTGTAAAGTCTCCAGCGGTAGACGTTTTATCACCACCAAAGTCTATAGTTGCTACAGATTTATCGCTATTAGTATCGTTATAAATTAAACAACCTCTAGCAGTTACTGTTGCTGTTCCAAATGTTAAGTCAGCAAAATCAGTAAATCCTGTAGTACCGCCACTTGTTGGTGCAACTTTAGTTAAAGCAGCTCCGCCTGCCGTGTAGTTAGTACCACTTACTTCTTGTGAAGTTGAATAGGCAGTTGTAGTTGCTCCCATAGTGGCCGAACTTGTGTATAAAGCAAGTTTAAAAGCATTACCGTTAGTAGCAAAATTATGTGTTGCTGTTAATAGTTCTTTTTTAAAACTTGTGGTTAATGTAGATGTTATTGCCATTTCAAATACCTTTTATTATTTTTGCTAAATCCTCGGAATCTCCTTGTATCAATTCTTGAATTAAAGATGCCTTATATGATTTTATAGCATTATTCAAGTAAATCAAACACACTTTATAAATTAAATCTTGATAGGCTTTTGCCTGATCTTTTATGTGAGGAGCACTTTCTTCTGAATAACCGACTATTTTTTCTGTTAATTGTTTTGCCCAGAATTCTGGAGGGTGTCCTCCAAAATTTGTTGTTGCTATTTCTACTAAACCTAATTCTGGAATACCGTCTGGAGTAAGTTTATCTACCATTTCTTTGGCTCACCAACTTTTGGTTCTAGATGATTGTCGTTTCTATCAATTAAAATAGGTTCTCTTTCTTGTTCTTGTTCTTGCATTGCTATAGCTTCGCTTCTTTTCATAGAGGTCATAAAGCCTTTACCGTCTGACATTATTACCAAAGGATCCTGGAGCCTGTGATATCCGTATAGCTTTTCTTCTGCAATTACGTCTGTATCTAGTAGTGCACTTGTTTTTGCAACTTCAACTTCAACGCCTAAATGCATAGCTTTAGATAGCCAAAACTCACAACATGCTCTGCCAGATTCTGCAAAATGCAAATTACCTTTATAACTAAAGTCTATTCCAAATAGTTTTAATGTTGATACTTTATTCCACAGTGCAAAAGCGATTGCATAAGCAACAGTATTATTTATATAACAACAGTTAAATTCTTCTAATATTTCATTAATTGGATACTCAACTAGATTTCTACATCTATCATCTAGCATGCATGTGTAGATAGGAGTTTCGCCATTTAACAATATTTGTGTTACACCATCTGTTTGTCCACCAGCATCGTCTGTATCTAAAAACCTACCGGGAGGATCCATCATAAATACTCTATCATGGTAAATAACAGATCCAACTCCGTTAATAGCCCATACTTCATCAAAGTGTGCTCCATGTGATTTAGCTAGATTGTAATCGTGCCAACTTTTACCTAGGCCTACAATAGCAACGCTTTTGCCTTCTAAGCTTTCAATTCTCTCCATTTTTCTCTCTCTATGTGATGTTAGTTCTAAGGGAATCGTATCTATATTCGTCTCTTCTTCCTCTGGCTTCAGCCATATTTTTTAATCTTTGAATTTCCTGACCAAATCTTGTTTCATATAACACTTGAATCTCTGGTTCACCTTTCATAAACGTAGAAGCTTCTATCAAAGATCCATAAAGTAATGCGTTACGAGCATTGTTAGACATCCATGTTCCGGTTGTTTGTGAAGTTAAACTTGTTGGTTTGTACAGATAATGCAACTCAACAGAATAGGTTTGATCTGGAACAGGTGAAACTATTAAAGTAGAACCATTATTGCTTGCAGTAGATAAGTCTTTATCAAAGTCTGCATAATACAAAGGTCTGCCTCTTTCTGAAGTGTCCACCGCATCATTAGAATATTCACGCATAAAGCTAGTATGTTTCTTATCTAAGTAGTGGTAATCGTTACTGCTGTCTATTACAGCCAAAGAAAAGCTAAGTTTAAAATCAGTAGGAGCTGTAAGATAGGTATTACCGGCTGTTAAGGAACCTGTTACATTTTTTCTAAAATAGTCAAATTCAATTAACTCTGCAATTCTTTCCTCAGTGTTAATAATCATATCGTTTAACGTATTAACGAAAGTTGTCTCATCGTTTTCTATGTAGTTTTGTATGAGTGTTTTTAATTCAGTTAATGTCATAATGTGATTGTAACCTCCCCAACTGAGCCTGTCATTTCATCTACAGTAAAATTTGATCCAATAATATTTGGATCCATAGAGTTGCCTTTAGTAATATCAGTATAAACAACAACAACAAATCCCTCACCCACACCTAAATCTTGGCTAGGTCTAGGTTTGTATAAAGCTTCAGGATCTATTACATGAGGTAATGGTTCTAATTGAGGATGCTTCGGTTCAAAACATGAAGGACAAGTTTTTAGTCCATTCCATTCCTCTTTTAGTTGATTTAGCTTATATTCAAAGCCACATCTGTCGCAAATGGCTTTTGCATATTTACCAAGTGCATATGTCATAATTACTGCCTGGTGCTATATGGAGCAATCCTAAAAGAAGATCTATCTTCGTCTTGGCTTAAAGCCCTTTCAAACTCTTCTTCATACATTTGTTTTAACATTACCACTCTTTCCGGGGCTTTCTTAATCGCTATATAGTATGCAAGCCCGGCTGCAAAACAAGGATAAAATCTAAAAGGCATATCCATAGTATTAGTTGGTTTGTCAGCATCATCCATCCTTACAATTTTATTAAACACTAATACATCTGTGCTGTTCTCTGGAGCTGGCCATATTTTTAATACAGGTGTATTTAACTTATCAAGAAAGAACTGAGATGGCCTAGATTTAGTTGATTTAGTGGGAATGTTTAAATACTCACTTCTACTGATCCTAGACATTTGTAAATCTAAATCAGTTCCACTTGTGTTTCTTCTTATAGAACAATCTAATACATCAACTATATTAGCGTTTAGTGTGTAATCAGTTTGTCCTTCGGTAACAGTTTGAGTTGCTTGTTCTATAGTCCATTGATTTAAACCTCTGTTAGCCCATTCTGCTAACATAAGGTTTATAGATCTCTTTGCTGTTTTTAGATCGTAACCAGTTCTAAGTTCAAGACCACATCTTTCAAATGCTTCTTCTACAAACTCAGCTACATTAGGTTCAAAATCTGTACTACTAGATGTTGCCATTATTCATCCTCTGCATATAGATTATCAAAAATTCTGTTTATGTCCAATGTGTAGTCTAAATCAGACTTTGAATAATGTATATGAGCAGATGGTTTAAAATCAGGTGCACCTGTACCTGTTTCAAACCAAGCCGGGTGTGTAACCCTGACACGGTTGTTTGGTAGTGCAACTATGTTACCTGTCCAGGGTCCAGCATCTAACAACTCCATAACATGGCTTTGTTTGTGTTGAGCTGGATCATCAGCTATTTCGTTCTCTGCATAATCAACAGTAAACAAATACTTAGCTGGATAAAAGTTACCATCTATCTTTGCCATCCAAGGACAAGGTGTCGCTCGGTCTATAATGTAAACAGCGTGATTATGAGATGAACAATCCCAAGGTTGAGCATCATGAACTGCCATCGGTTCAGGCCATTCTTCAAAAGGAGTATCACCTACTAAAGCAGTGATAGGCATTCTTGCCCACATTGCTCCACCGTGTACTGTATCTTCTTCTTCTCCTTCAGCTTCTATGCCTGTAAATATCAGTTGAAAACTTAAACAACGACATGGCATTGTCGTAACTGCAACTGCCATAGCATGTAAGAATTCTCCGTGATATTTTTCGTGGTTGTGCGTGTACTCTCTCCTAACCCAACATTTAAAATGTGGGATATTACTTTGCAAGTATGCCACTTTATTTTACCTTCCCCCCTTTCTTATAACCTTTAGATTTCATCATTCCGCCTTTCTTGTATCCTTTGGATTTCATCATTCCACCCATTTTCATACCTTTAGACTTCATCATGCCACCTTTCTTGTAGCCCTTAGACTTCATCATTCCGCCCTTTTTCATGCCTTTGGATTTCATCATGCCACCCATAGCCATGCCTTTGGACTTCATTTTTCCGCCACTACTGTAGCCTTTCGTTTTTTTATACATATTTACTCCTAAGAATATTTGGTTCTTTTTCTTCTATCGGACATAACTCTACCACATCCTCTAGCAATTCTTCTTACCTCTCCACCATTCTTTAATTTAACTTTAGCTTTTTTAGTATTAGGTACAAACTGTTTGCCTTTTGCACCTTCTTTCTTTTTAAGAGAAGCTGTTGCTGCGCGTTCTTCTTTTGTTAAACTTTCTGCCTTTGCTCTAGGTAAACACCTATCTGGATTATTTTTATTTTTGCTAGTGCCACATGGTCCTAAAATAGATCCATCAGTTCCAATACGAACCCAGTCTTGGGTGCGCCACTCCTTAAGCTGTCCCATTACCTAAGTCTCTCTTTCATTACGATGCCCTGTCCTTTAATCTTAACAAGGCCACCATTTTTCATTTTCTTTGTTTTAGATTTCTTTCCATAGTTTGGATCCTTACAATACTTAGATGCTGCCATGCTTGCGTATGCGCTTGGCCACTTAAATCTTTCTTTTGCCCAAGATACTCCTTTAGGACAAATTTTACCTTCGCTTTTTACAGATCCGCCTTTTTTAAACCCAATAGCTTCAAGTGTCTTAGCTTGTTTAGCATGAGTCTTACTGGCTTTCTTTAAACCTTTTATTACTTTCTTAACTTTTTTCTTTGTGCCTATATTAGCCATTTAGCAATCCCAATCTCTTCTAGCCCAATAATTAGCACTACATCTATCTGTAGTGCCCCCCATACCTTTACTTCTAGCACAATATGATTTCTTTCTTGCTTTGCTATCTTTGTGCATACCAAGTTTAGCATCACCAAAAGTTATACGTTTTACTTTAGAACTTTCGCTACTACAACCTACAACAAAAACCTCTTTACGTTTTTTGCCATAACCAGGACTACCTTTAGAGATAGTCCTTGGTCGGTTAAGAGTTACTGTTTTTCCTTTGTATTCTGCCATCCTTATGCATAGAACGCTGTCATAGTGCCAAAGGTGCTTTGCGTATACTGAATATAAATACCATCAGTAAATAACAATCCATTGTCAGGGATGGTTATATCTC